ATATTAACAGACTCTAGAATTAAGGCAATTTCAATTGGAGATTCAAGTGAATTAACATCAGACTTTGCATCAATCAATAATACGAGCGGTTTATTATCAATTATATCACCTAACTATGGAAGTAAAAGTATTTTAGTAGAAGGTTTAAGTAGTGCAACTATCAAATCTGATATTGTACAATATACATTAACAAGTCAACATAGTTTTACAGGAGGTTCTGGAGTATTTAATTTTCCAACAGGAACAGGATATCCATTCATTGCAGCTGTAAAGGATGGTGCAAGTATTTATATAAAACCTAGTCCAGGAGGTACAACTACAAATTCTCAAATTGTAAGTGATAGATCATTAGGTATACAAGCACCTAAAGTACTTATAGGAAGTGCAACGCGTCCATGGGATACCGCTGCAGCTACATTAGGAGTAAAAGGTGGATTAGCAATAGGTTCTACTTTTGCAACAGGTAGTTCAATACCCGCTAATACTTTAGCTATTGAAGAAAAACTATTAATTGGTAGAGATTCAGCATATAACCTTGCAGGTATCACTTACGAAAGCACCTTTCCATTTTTCAGAATGGGTATTAAATCAGGTGGGCTTAATGTAGGTGGAATACAGATATCTGATGATGCAGTAAATCCTGCTAAAGCATTTGGAATATCACTTAATATATCAACTGATATTGCATTAATAGGAGGAACAGGAAATAGTAATGCATTTTCATTTGATATTGCTAATGATAGAGTTGGAATAAGAACTGCTACATATCAAGGTACATATAAGAATACAATCTCAGGTACTACATATATAGATGATCATAGCGAAATTAAGAAAGATTTAATTATTAACGGTTTCACCAAAACTAATTACTTATATTCACTTGATACATCAACTGATGCACTTGCTATATCAGGACATACGATAACAATGAAAACTCCAGATTATAGCAGTGAACTTACTGGTGCTTTAGTTAAAACACATAAATCAAATGTAACTCAAGCTGGATGGATTCAAATACTTGCAGGTGATAGCGCAACTGGTTCAGCTGCAACTAATACTGTTGCTAGTGCAGGCGCTGTAGAAATCAAAGGAGGTACTGCTATTAAATTGGTGGCGGGTCCAAGTCCTTGGACTGCTGCAGGTGCCGGAAGTATTACAGTTTCAGGAGCGACTACAGGAGCGACTGGTAACGGTGGATCGATAACAATGTTATCAGGTTCAGGTGGATCCTCAGGTTCAGGCGGTAATGTAACTATAAAATCAGGTGCTGCACCAAGTATTTCTAGTTCTTCAGATGGGTATGTAAATATAACTACAGGTGCAAGAACATCAGCACCATCATTAACATATGATGAAATTGGATTGTATTCTAATAAAATAAGATTAATTAGTGACTCTACTGCAACACTCCAATCAATAACAGGACAACTTACAATAACAGCAGCTGATAGTTTATATTTAAATTCAGGTGCAGGCGGTAATACATTTTTAAATGCAAGTAATTCAATTAACATTGATGCAACTGGAACTCTTAATCTTACAGGTAGTACAATAATAGTAACTGGACAAGTTACAATGGTAAAAAATGGTATTGAACCTATTACTTCAGGTGCTTTAAATGGTACAGGAGAAGGTAGATGGGCCGCGAAAGCGTATGATAGAATGATATATGCAATAGTATTATATGCAGCTACAAGTATTACTCCTGATGGTCTAGACTTTACAAAAGGAGTTGTCGATTTTAGAATAGATGGAGCTGTAGTTGCGTCAGTTGCTGGATATAAAGGTAATAGAATGACAATGAGTATGTTTTGTCCTGCAGGCCAAATACCATCGATAAAGGGTCAACATAGTGGTAACTTTACAACAGTAACTATTCAAGCACACAGAATGGGCTTATAATAATAAGATTATGAAATTAGAAAAAACAGAATTACTACAAATAGAATCTTTTATAGAAGTCTATAGGACTTTACATAATGAGATCACTGGTATGAATAATGAGATCGTTGATTTGAATTTAAGAAAAAGTAAATTAATTTCTAAATTAGAATTAATGAGAGATAATGAAGTCCTCTTCGGTAAAGCACTTGAAGAGAAGTATGGTAAAGGTAATTTTAATACACAAACACTAGAATATGAAATTGATTAGTTATTTAATAAAGAATCCTAAAACATTATTATTCATAGGACTTAGACTTATAGTTGCAGTATTGGTTATAACGTTCCAATGTAATAATATCAAAGGGTTAAAACAAGATATTGAAGTAGAAAAGAAAGAAGCTGTTAGAGTTCAAAACAACTGGGAAGCAAGTAATGATACATTAAAAACTTTCGTTGCAGCCAACGGTAATCTAAGAGGTGAGATAGATGCGTATACATTAACTAACAAAGAGCTTAATGATAAGTATGCTAATCTATTTGGTAAGTATACAAAGGAAAAGAACAAGAAGCCTAAGACTGTAATTGAAACTAACATCATAATCAAAGATAGTATAGTATTTATAAACACTTCGATATTAACTGATTCATTAGATAGTGCAATTGTTTTTAAGTATGATACAATTTATGATGCAAACAATTCAAGATCTATATCAGGTAAGATTCCTTATAGTTTTACGTATTTTAATAAATCAGATTCTACTAATATAAATCCAGACAGTTTATTAACTTTTACTAAGTTAGCAACAAGTTCTACAAGTATATCAATAGAAGAGAGATTAAATTTAATTGTTGGATTATCAATAGATAAAGAAACTAAAAAGCCAACAATTTGGGCTGAAACAGATTTCCCAGGAATGACATTTAGTAATTTAAAAGGTGCGAATATATTAGATGACCCTGCGTCACGAAAAGCACTTAGACAAACACGAAAAGAATATGGAATTGGTTTACATTTTGGATATGGTATTCAATTGAATGGAACTCAAGTTTATAAAGGCCCTGAAGTAGGTATATCATTAAACTATACTCCAAAATGGTTACAATTCGGTAAATAAGAAAAGCAATGCAAAGTACAAGCAAATATGTAAGTTTAAGTCAACAAGTTTTATTAGAGTATATCTATGCAGATAGTACTGTAGGTTCTAGTGACTATATAGAAACTGACGGCAATGGAGCAAGGGTAACTTTAGTAGATAATGCTTATCTAGGTTCTAAATATCTATTCACTGAAGAGAATCCAGATATTGAAACTGGGAACTATAGACGTAGAAGTGCAATCGCAGTCGATGAAAATAGAATTAAGTATGCTTATTTAACTACAGCAATACCTTTAAACTATTTAGATTACGATCCAAACCTTACAGATACTACAACGCTTGCAAAGCAGATAGATCCTTTATACCCTACTGAGTATATTGTTAACGCTACATATACAAGTGATCCTATTCTATATGATACAATGCGAATTCATTTAATAGCAGGATTTGATGTAAGTGGATTTAGTGATGGGTTTATATTTGAAGTAAGAATTAAAGATAGAGATGGAATTGAACATAACATATCGTGTTTAACATATCTTAATACTGACAGCTATGCAATAAGTAATCCTAAACCATTTTTAATGGGTGAGAAGCTTTATGCAACTTATATTGAAGTTAAGATTCCAGCTGTATCGTGGTTAATTGATGACTATTTTGTTAATCAAACACTTCCAACAAATGATGAGCATCTAGGTTATAACCTTACAAGTGGACCTGGATTAAAACAGGCACAAGGAATAGGACCTCAAAGAGATGGTGTTATAATTGCAGCACTTAAGTATATCAATAAGACTGAAGAAATTAACGGTTTTAAATATTTCTTAACTGGCAACGAAGTTACAGTATCATTAAATAAGGTAGATGAATATAGTTTACTTACTGCTAATTTTGTAGAATCAGATAATGGTGATTACTTTGAAATGTCAGGATATTATAATGGTATTATATGGGAAGATTTCATTGCAGACCTAGAAACTTATCCAGATACTAACTACGCAGCAATACACGATGTAACAGTATTCGAACAAGTAGGACAATCATTTATAAAAACTAGTGAATTAACATTTGTACAGGATGGTGATTGGGGAGACCCTTATACTTTCAGACCTGTTCTTTTAAATTCACATGTTTCAGTATCATATAGAATTGATTATGTATTAAGACTTTTTAATAAAGTTGACAATTCACAAATAATTAGAAGAGCACAATATAGTTCATTTGATACTAAGAAGTATGGTAGAAAATTCAATAAGATAAACTTAGGATCAGTACCTACTGTACCGAAAGTATACAATACTATATTAGACGACTCAGGAGAAGCAATCAGTTACAATAACCAATTACAGTTAACACTTGCATTACCTTCTGGCGAAAAACAAATCGTAAGAGAAACTGAATACGTAATGGGATTCAGAGAACGTACTAAAGTATCTGCAGCAATATCAAACATCAAAACTCAACCTATGGTAATAGGTGATTCAGATGTATTGCCAGAAGCTCCAGGAGCATCAGTAAAGTCAGATGATCTACCTGTTAAGCTTAAGTCAGTAGGTTCAATGGATACGATATATCAATTAGGAGAAGGTCCTATAACAATTACACCATTTGATAATTTCATAATGTTTGTAATTTATGATAGTATAGATGATAAGAATCCACGATTCTTAGACCTTTCTGATATGGGTAGTTTCTTTATTACATTTAGAGATGATAATGGTAATGATTTTTCTATAAAGAATTATACAAACGTACAAGATATAAGCCCAGTACAAGGCGAAGTTGTATTTAGAATTGATAAAGAAAATTCTAAGAAGATAACTAAATTTAAGAATAGAGCATATTACCTTTCAAGTAAACTCATAACTGGTGAAACTACAAGTGATGAAACGATGGTATATAATGGAACTTGGTACTTAGCTGATGAGAAATACACTAAACTGTCAAGTGATACTATCAATAGTTTAGAAGAACAAAATATTTCATTGACTACAGAACTTAGTGATTTGACTACAATTACTAAAATTACAACAGAAGGTCTTGAAACCGAAAACCTTGAACTTGAAAATAGAAATACTGAATTATTAAATACAGTTGTGGTATTACAAGATCAATTAGGAGATGGATTAGAAGATGCTATTAAGAATATTAATGACAAGTATGAAAGTATTGTAAGTCAAGTGTCAACAAATAGCCAGACCGTAAATGCTTTAGAAGCAGATAAGGTTTCTGCAGCAGAACTTGAAAAACAATCAAGTGCAAGAGCTAAAAAATCTACATCATGGACATATGCGAACAATGGTGCAAGAGCAAATGCAGAACGTAGAAAACGCAATAAAAACTAAAGAACATGTTATTAAACGCAAGGAATAATTTATTTGAATTTAATTTCCCAAAGATATTTTTACCTACAGCAGTAAGTGATAAGTATAGACCATATCTTAATAGAATACCAGGGAACTTAATGGAAGAGCCTATTGATTTTATTAATTATACTATACAGAGCATTACACTTCCTGGATTTGGATATGAACCAGTAATACAAGCTCAGAAGCCTGGAAAGAACTGGCAATATAGAAATAGTTTACCTGAAACGGAATTACTTGAAAAAGAGATGATAGTTACATTTCAATTAGTAGATGGGTTTATAAATTACTGGATTCTACTTGAAACGTTCTTTCACTATTATAGTTTTGATAATACAGTACCATTCTTAGATGATCTTAATTTAAGAATTACAGATAGTGAAGGAAACGTACTTGTAACATCTAGATTAAAGAAAGTGCTGATGACTAATATTGCAGATATCTCAATGAGTTTCGCAAGTAACGTAGCCGAATTTACTACATTCGATGTAACATTTAAATATAATAACTTAGATATAATAATAGAAGTAGATTAAACATAAGATAATGAAAACAATTGTTTGTAACTGTGGAGAAGTACTATATATAATAAGTAACGATCATATAGTGTGTCCGATATGTAACGAAGTACATATAAACTAATTAGAATAAATGGAAAACCCAAAAACTTTTTTAGAACTTATTAATTCAGAAGCCGAAAAATCTTTAACTTTAGAAGAAGTATGGCAAGAATTAGATGAAAATTTCCGTTCTGAATTAACTGTAGATGAAGAGGAAGAAGTAGATGCAGCAATAGATGCATTTGTAGCTGAATATCTAGAACAAGGTAAATCAATTGATGACCTTAATGTTGAAATAACTAATGAAGGCCTTTTAGGTTCTGTACTTGGTGGACTTACTGGATTTGCTTTAGGTAAATCAATTGGTAAGATATTCGCCAGAGTATTAGGAGTTGAAAAAGGATTCTTATATGATCTTTTAACCAGTAGACTTTTAGGTGCAGCACTTGGTAGTGCAATTGGGAAAGGTATCGGAGGAAGAAAATAAACTATTAATATGAAATACGTAAAGGTATACGAAGGCTTTATAAATGAAGGTAAAGGCAAAAATTCGAAGCCTGATTATAAAAATATATCAAAAGAAGATGCCTTTGGTGGATCTAGTCCAAAGGAAGCTGGAGAGACTGATGCACGCAATGGTGATGATTTATTTGCAGGAGAAGATAGTGAATGGAAATCAGCAGTTAAGAAATTATATCCGAAAGATTATAAAGAATATACTGATGCATATAATAAATACAAAAAATAATTACTCACCCTTTAAATAAATTTTAATGAAAAAAATATATGTTGGCATTGACTATTCTCTAAAGAGTGCAGCAATGTGCGTATTTAAAGATAACCATTACACTTGGATATCTTATCCCGTAGTAAACAAGAAAACTAGTAAGAAAGAAGTTAGACTCATGGAGGAACTAACTTTAATGGGGGACGTTGAATTAGATCAACAGACCTATGAACCAATTGCCAAGAACTATACTACACATGATATAGAAAAGATAATTAAACATCAAGACCAAGCTAAATACTTTATTAAGAAGTTAGTTTGGATTCTAGGTGATCTTACTGATACTTCCGTTCACTTTGGATTTGAAGGATTCTCTTATGGATCTAAGTCTAATAATGTATTTGATCAGGTGGCCGCTAGTACTGTTCTTAAGAACTTTCTCATAATGGAGATGATTAATAAGAATGATACTATGGGAGTCTATGCACCAATGACTATAAAGAAACATGCTGGTAAAGGTAATTATAAAAAGAGAGATCTTTTCGATGTATTCGGTGAGAATCGTATTCAGGACGTTAATGTTGACAAGTCTTGGCTTTGGAAATATATCTCTACATTAGAGATTGGTAAAAAAGTGCCTTCACCTATAGACGATCTTATCGACTCTTATTTTGTGGTTAACTGTATGATCCAAATGGAGATGGAGAATCTGGTCTAAGGTTTGAAAACTATGGCTACCTTTTCTGGCTTTGAGACTCATATATTATATCGGGGTTTCGCTCCAATGTTTCAAGAATACTCAAAAAAACTTTGATAAAAACCTTTTGAAACTAATCTATTTATCTGGCTATAACACCTTGAAAATGCCGATATATATTCCAGCAATACTAAAAAGGCATATAAGCAGGCATTTAAAAAATAATTTTTAAGTGGAATTTTAAACAAAAAAGGCAAAAATCATGGCACAAAAAGGCGAAGAGTATGACATTTTTAATATCGGCGTAGACGATGTTGAAACACACGAAAAACCAAAAACAGGAACAAGCGATCTATACAAACCGACCGCAGACGATGGAAAAGACGGCACATACAGTGCACTAATTAGATTCCTTCCAAATCCTAAAAACCCAAGAAATTCAATCATCCAAAAGTATATTTATTGGTTAGTAGATAGTGACGGAAGTGGAATTTTAGTTGACAGTCCAAATACAATTGGAGAGAAATGTCCTATCGCTCAAACTTACTTCAAATTATCGAAGTCAGAATCAGCAGTAGACCAACAAATGGCTAAAAAGCTAAACAGACGTACTCAGTATTATTCACTAATACAAGTAATTGACGATCCACAAAATCCAGACTTTAATGGACAAGTGATGATTTACAAGTATGGTTACAAGATCAAGCAAAAGATCGACATGCAAAAGACACCTAAATTTGCAAATCAGAAAGCAGTTCAAGTATTTGATTTATTCAACGGTAAAAACTTTGAATTAAACATTACAAGACAAGGTGAATTCAACAACTATGATACTTCAAACTTCCAAGGTGCATTAAGCCCAGTAAGTGTTAATGGAGTAGAAATGGAAAACAATGCAGAGCATAGAGCAATCATTAAAGAAACATTAGATAAAGCTCCTTCTCTCGAACCATTCGAGTACAAAGCTTGGGATGAAGATACTTACAATAGAGTAAGAGACATCTTAAACCAATATAGAAGTCCAGGTGACAGTATTGGTGAACTTACAGCATCATCTGAAGATACAACTGTAGAAGAAATCAGTACAGAAGATTTAATAGCAGAAGTTGAAGCTGATCAAGTACCAGCAAAAGAAACTAAGGCTGATAAGCCAAAAGCTTCTAAACCTAAAGCTGACAAACCAGCTGCAGCTAAAAAGGAAGAAACTCCTGCAAGCGATGACGAAGACCTTGATGCATTCTTAGATTCTATAGAATAAGTCAAATGGAATTAAGCGTTAAACATAAGTTAACGATTATTAGCTTAGTACGCAGAGTTTTAATCCAAGAACACTCAGACAGTAGAAAAACCGATATTAAGGATATGAGAGACAGAATTAGTTTCTCATGCCCTTATTGCGGTGATTCAGCTAGCAATCCACACAAGAAAAGAGGAAATCTATTTTGGAATTCACTACAATATCATTGCTATAATAGTGATTCATGTGATAAGCATGTCAGTTTACTTACTTTATTAAAAGATCACGGATTTAAATTTGGAGATATTGAGGATAATCTATTTATTTTAGATTATATTAATACTAGGGAATACGATTATACTGCAAGTGATAGGGTTGAATTTGAATTATTTCCAAGGCTGATAGCATTAGGAATTACTAGAAAACAATTTTATAAGGCTTTCAACGCAGGGCCTATTAAAAAGGATTCAGATGGATATAACTACTTGAAATCTAGACTGTTAATTAAGAACCCAAATGATTATGCTTATAGTAATAGGAGAGATCAGTTATACATACTGAATACAGATCTCACTGGAGATAAAATCGTAGGATTCCAAATTAGAAATATTAAGAGTAAGACTGATAGGTACTTGACATACAATATAGAAAAGGTAAGAACCTTTGCTGGTATGACAACTCATGATAAATGTGAAGACGAAGCTCAGCTTATTAGATTTAATAAACTTTCGACATTATTCAATATTCTTAGAATTGACTTTCTTCAAACACTTACGTTATTTGAAGGTCCAATAGATTCTAAGTTCATTAATAACTCGATAGGATTAGCAACACTCGGAAGAGATACACTAGCATTTGATAGTTTACCCCATGTAAGATACTTCTTAGATAATGATAAGGGTGGATTAAATAGAATGCGAAGCCTCGTTAAAGAGGATAAATGGGTTTTTATGTGGTCAAAATTTATAGAAGATTTCAAGTTAGATACATATCTTATAGATGATGGTGACAATTTAAAGGACCTAAACGATATTATTAAAATGTGTTATAAATATAAGCTAGACGCTTATAGACACCTGAATGATTATTTTTCAAACAACCATTTAGACATTTACCACATATAATAATAGAAAAATGATTAAACAAGAAGTGGTTGAAAAAGAATTAGATGATTTTTATAATGACAGTGAAGAAAATTCTGGTAAACTAAAATTATTAATAGACTTTGAACCTGACGCTTATGAATATAGCGGAAAAGACTTAACTGAAGTTAAAGCAGTAAAGAAGAAAGCAGAGCAAATCCAAATATTCAAAAAAACTAAGAAGAAGGACAAGGACAATTTATTTTAATATGTCTGAAGAATTAACAAAAGAAGAAAAACTAGACGAGCTTGAAAAGCAACTTGCCAACACTAGAAAGAGTTGGAACGTACGTATCAGAGATTTATCTAAAATGATAAAGGATGTTACTAAGCTTGAGAATGCACTTGTACTTACAAGTTCATACAGACAAATGCTAGTAGAAAATGTAGCAGATAATACAATGCGAGTTAAAAAGCTTAAAGCTTCTTACGACGCAACGTACAAGATTAAATTCTTAGGATATTTTAATTATGACTATTCATTGACTGATAAATACAAAGACAAAATGGTTGTAGGTGATATGTCACATAACAATAAGCAATTAGCAGTCCTTGAATCACAACTAGAATATTTTCATATGTCAGTAAAAACTCTTGACAATATTGCTTGGGCTATTAAATATAGAATACAAATAGAAGGAATATAATGAAATTTGATTTATCAAGTGATGGCAAATGGTTAGTAATTGAAGAGTGTTCTAAAATAGAACTCGAACAAATTAGACTTTCTCTTACTAAAAGAATTAAGAACTGGCGTTTCAATCCGCGAGTAAAGTCGGGGGTTTGGGATGGTTACTATTCATATCTACATCACGGGAAATTTATTCCAGTAGGTTTATGGAAGGAAGTATATGATATTGCAAAAAATTATAAATATGATATACAATTAAAGAATATTTCAAAGCTATTTGATAGAGATATAGAGTACGATGAATTTAAGTCATGGGCAATGGAGTTCATGGAAGATCATGATTTAGATCCACGTGACTATCAAATAGAATCAGCTTTTAAAATACTTAAATATAAGAAATGTATAGCAGAACTCGCCACAGCGGCTGGTAAAACGCTTATGATGTTTCTCATTATGGGTTATATTTTAAAGGAACAAAAAGGTAAGAAGATACTTTTAGTAGTTCCGAACGTAAGTCTAGTAATACAAGGTACAGATGATATTAATGATTTCAATAGAGATAAATTAGATATTAACATTCAGCAAGTATACGCTGGACAAAAGATAAAGGATGATTGCAATGTCGTAATAGGTACTTATCAATCGCTTGTTAAAAAGAAGGAAGCATACTTCAGATCATTTGATACTGTTATTATTGACGAGTGTTTACATCCTGATACATTAATAACAATGCATGATGGTAGCAAAATGAAAATATCAAATATTAATGTAGGAGATTTAGTATTAACTATAAATGACAAAACATTAAAGGTTGAAACTAAAGAAGTTGAATATGTACATACGAATTTATCTAAGGATAATCAAATGTATGAAATTGAATTAGAAAATGGAAATACAATAAAGATTACTGGTAACCATAAAGTTAAATTGATAAATGGTGTATACATGCGAGTTGATCAATTGAAAGAAACTGACGAAATATTATCAGTTTCAGACTTAGTTTTATGAAATAAGTAGATATATAAAACAAAAGCTGAAATGAATAATAAAGATACAATATTTGAATTAATTAAATCTAATATTTTTAGACTTTTTTGTAAACCTAATATAGATAAAGATTTAAAGCTTGAAGAATTCCTTATAAGTGAAAATATTAATATACCGATATCTAAAATAACTATACAGAGTACATACGACTATTTAACTAATAATAGAGGGAAATATTGCCAACAATGTGGTAATACAAATAAATTTAAAAGATTTACAGAAGGTTATTTTAAATTTTGTTCTAATAAATGTTTACATAAATGGAGATCTGATAATATGAAAGGTGATAATAATAATTCACATAAAATGTCAGATTCTACTAGGAAAAATGCGCACATAAAGCAATCACTAAAAATGAAACAACTTATAGCTGAAGGTAAATGGACACCTTGCATAACAAATAGTTGGGCCAGGTCAAGGACTGATGTATTAATAACACAAAATGAACAAATTAAAATCATTAAATGTAGATCTACATGGGAAGCATATTTCCAAATAAAAAACCAACATTGTTTGTATGAAAATATTAGAATCCCATATGAATTTAATAAAGTATTTCATAATTATATTGTTGATTTTGTAGATATTAATAAAAAGATATTATATGAAATTAAACCAGAATCAGAAAAACAAAATAATTTAAATATAATTAAATTTAATGCCGCCACTAAATGGGCTAAAGATAATGATTATAATTTTATAGTTATTAGTAATGATTGGTTTAAATGTAATTATAACCCAATTATACTCGAAGGTCAGCCAAGTAAAGAAAGAATATTAAGATTATTAAATCAATTTGCATAATATGAAGATTAAAAAGATTAAAAAGATAGATTATGACGGAGATGTTTATAATCTTCGTATAAATTCACAAGATGGGCTAAATCATAATTATATTGCAGATGATTTAACTGTGTCTAATTGTCATAAGATGAAAGCTCATTCAATTAAAGCTATCCTTGAAAAATGTACTAAAGCAAATTATAGGTTTGGATTATCAGGTACTGTTCCTGAAAAGGGAAGTCTTGAAAGATTAACTATGATGTCGTATTCAGGTCCACTTATTACAGAAATTAGTGCACATTTCTTACAGACTAATGATTATATTGCAAAATGCCAAATTGCGGTTCTAGAAATGGATTACGCTGATGATAAAGCTAAGAAAGCTTTCCATGATTTAGGTACAAGTGCATATGACAGAAAGAAATTATATTCACTTGAGAAAAACTTCGTAATAGAAAATAAGAAACGACTAGATTTTGTAACTAAAGTCGTTGCTGGAACGGGCAAGAATACTTTAGTACTATTTCATAGAGTTGAATACGGTAGAGCACTATACAATAGATTAAGAGAAGGTAATAGGCCTGTATATTTCATTTATGGTGGTACAGATAAAGATATTCGCGAAGAATATAAAAAGAAAATGGAAGAAAACGATGACGTTATTTTAGTAGCTTCATTCGGTACATTTTCAACTGGCATCTCAGTTAAGAATATACACTATATAATATTTACTGAGTCATACAAATCTGACATTATTGTTAAACAAAGTATAGGTAGAGGTCTTAGACAGCATGTAACTAAAGGCATTCTAACTATTATAGATTTTGTAGATGACTTCAGGTGGATGAACTGGGAGAATCACCTATTCAGACATGGTAAAGAAAGGCGTAAGATATATGCAAAGGAACGTTTTCCATACAAGATAAAAAAGATTAAATTCTAATACAGGGTTAAGATATATAATAAAAATAAAAACATTGAAATGGATAAATTAAGAGACTTTCAAACATTTACTTCTTATATGAAGGAAGAAGACGTTGCTAGATCAATTCAAGAGAAGACAGCATTACAAGATAAGTATGCATCTTTCTTTAAAGGCTTACTTAAAAAGTATGACGTTGGATCTCCAGCTGAACTAAGTGATGAAGACAAGGTTAAATTCTTTGATGAAGTTAATGCTGGTTGGAAAGAAGGTGAAGGTGAAACTGGTAAAGTTGATGAAGCTTTATTAGCAGAAGCATTAACAGTTATTAACGAACAGTCTGACTTACAGGCAGAATATGCAACATATTTTAAAGAATTATTAGACGAATTTAATACTACAAGCCCTGGTAAACTATCAGCTGATCAGAAGAAAGAATTCTTCAATAAAGTTAAAGCTGGCTGGGTTAAAGGTAAAGGTAGAAAATAAAAGCCAATTGTGGGATTTAAACTTCAATCATTCAACGAATTTGTAAATGAGGCCGTAGATAATACTATTTACAAATCATATGATACTATTAACTGTGGGGGCGCATTTGGACATATGTCCCACCTTCAAGACGATACTGATCTTACATTTGATCAGTTAGTTGAAGTAATTGATAGAGCACTTGATGGAACTCTTGATAAAGAAGTTCAGTCAACTGAAAAATTAGACGGTCAAGCAATTGCAATAAGTTGGAAAGACGGAAAGTTAATTGCAGCACGTAATAAAGGTGATAGAAAAAATGGTGGAGCCGCAGCCCCAACTGCTCAAGGAATAATTGATAAGTTTGCTGGCCGTGGAAATATCTCTGATGCTTTTAGTTATACTGTAAAGGATCTTGAAAAAGCAATAGGAGCTTTAAAGCAAAGCGACCGAGATGCAATCTTTAAAAACGGTTATGCATTTATGCACATCGAAATTGTTTATCCTGGAACTACTAACGTAATTAATTATGATACAAGTAAGCTTTTCTTTTTAGCACTTACCGAATACGACGAACAAGGTAATGCTATTGCAGAAGATAAACTTGCACCTAAGAAATTAGAAAAATTAGTTAAAGAAGTAAACGCAGATATACAAGATAAATTTGAAATCTCAACTCCTGCCGCTATTAAATTACCTAAGCATCAAGATTTTGAAGCACAACAATCTAAATTTATAAAAGAACTTAGAAAGGTACAAGGCAAACTTTCTGGGAAATCAACAATCGGAGATTTTCTAGCCGAAGAATTTAAAAAGATTATCATAAAGAATCTTGGTAACAACGTCGATCCTGATGTTGTTGCTGGTCTTGTTAAAAGATGGGCATTCTTTGATAAATCATATGGCATCAAAAATGCTAAGAAAGAAGTTAAAGATCCAAAGCAATTAGATTGGATTGTAAAATTTGATAAAAAAGGAGCTGTTGATACATTTAAGAAGATCATATCTCCTTTAGAACTTTTATTCTTAAAATTAGGAGTAACTGTAATGAAAAATGCAATAGGATTCTTAGCAGCTAATCCAGATGAGACTATTACACAAATACGTACAGACTTAGAGGATGCTATTTCTAAAATTAAGAAAAGTGGAGATACTGCAGCTATTGAAAAGATGGAGAAGCAGTTAAAGAGAATTGAAGCTATCGGAGGTTTTGATACTATTATACCTTCTGAAGGTTTAGTATTCGTATACAACGGTAAGACTTTCAAGTTCACTGGTGCATTTGCTCCCAGTAATCAGCTGATCGGACTTTTAAAATATATGAGGTAAACGTGAAAAAGAGCCTATAAACTTTAATATATACTTAAAATAATTTGAATTATGTTTTATGTATATGTTTATTTAGATCCTAGAAAACCTGGAAAATTTAAATACGGAGATTATGAATTTGAGTATGAACCATTTTATATAGGTAAAGGAAAAGATAATAGAAAATACGATCATTTAAATGAGACTGTTGATAATACAAGTAATAAAATAAAATTCTATAAAATAAATTCTATAATAAAAAATGGTTTAAATCCAATAATAGAAAATGTACATTATAATATTACTGATACTATTGCTTGTGATTTAGAAACTAAATTAATAGAAACCATAGGTAGAATTATATATAAAAATGGGCCCCTTACAAATATTGCAGATGGTGGTAATGGTGGATATAATGAAGCTGCAGTAGTAGCAAATAGAAAAAAGAGATTAGGTAAAACTTGGGAAGAAATATATGGAGCTGTAGCTGCAAATGAAATGAGAATACAATGGTCTAAAAATTATACCGGAGAAGGAAATCCATGTTATGATAAACATTTTATACCCTGGAATAAAGGTAAAACTGGATATACTGTTAAAGGTAGAAGCGAAGAATCAAAGAAAAGATCTAGTAAAGCTATTAAAAACTCTAAAGCGCATAAAGCTGCAATGGCAGATGATAAAGTTAGAAAGAAAATTTCTGATAAATGTAAAGATTTAACTACAGAATATTGGAAAGATGAAGAATATAGAGAGAAAGTATTAGAGTCTAGGAAAAAGTATTATATTAAAAACCCAAAGATAAAGAAAGAAGATTTAATAAAACAATTAAAACTGACATCTAATAAGAAAAAAAAATGTGAATATTTTAGTGTAAGTTATCCTACACTATATAAGTACATAAAATTATATAATTTATAATGAGATACGTAAAAACATTTGAATCATTTCTAAGTAAAAATAAAGGTTCATTAGATTATGATATTAAATAAGGAATTCAAAGATGGTATAGTACATGGTACATCAAAGGCTGGTTGGTACATTGGTATATTTAAAAAGGAAAAGAAATCAGCCGAGAAAGCATTAAAGTATGCTAATATATCATACTCAATATCTTAACTGGAATACTAAAATTCATGAAATAAATGAAGACATTAAAGCAAATCATAGAAGAGAGAAGCATAGACGACATCAAAAAATTACTTAGCAGGTACCTCGTAGTATCTGAGAAGATTAATGGGTCTAGGTTTAGCATCAAGCGTTCTAAGGATTCTTTGAATTACTATAAGAGTAATGATAGAAATCCGTTGAATCTTATTGACAGGACTATTATGGTTTACTATGAACAGGCTATTTCACATTTTAATGTAATAGAAGAATCAGTCAAGCAATATATGCCAGAAAATTGGCAGTTTGGTTTTCAATACCTTATAAATAATGAAGGTATTAATATAACTTATGATAATACTCCCAAGAACAATTTAATACTAACTGATATACAAATTAAAGATAATAGTGGAAAAACTGTTAAGATAATTTCTGATCCTAGAATATTAAATGAATGGTCAGAAAAACTTGATGTACAAAAACCACCTGTAGTATTTTCAGGTAAATTAAGTTCTCAACAAATTGATAAGCTATGGGAGTATATGAGTACTTCTGAATCAGATATAAATACTCTCTTTCAGTCTCAGACATTCGCTTACTATATTACTAATGTATTAAACAAAGATCTTAAAGAAACTGCTTTAAACAATTCACTAGATGGAATTATTGAAAGTTTTGTATTTAAGTTTTTACAGGGAAGAGACACTGTAACAGGTGAACTTATAAACCCAATATTTTTAGAATCTTTAAATCAAGAACAAGAAGATCGTAAACCTAATGATACTTATCAAATTATCATGTTAGACTTAATTGAATTTATGTCACAACAAGAACTAGATAAGATTCAACTTAAAGAAGGTACAAAAGAAGAGAGATATATTGAACTACTTTCAATTCTATTTAATACTTATATTGAACAGAATGGATATAAATATGTAGGTATAGATTTTCAAACTCCGGCATTTGCTCAAAGTCCAGAGTTCGATGTTAATACAAAATTTATTAAGAATCCAAAGACAGTACAGTTATTAACTAACAGTAACCTTAAGGATTTATATAAAATCATGTTAACTTCTTTCAGAAAGATAAGAAAGAATCCTACTGATCTACTAACAGCTGACTCAATTGATACTATTAATGATATAGTAAAAGAGATAAGATTAAGAGTTGAAGATATTCCAAATGAAAACGAAGTATTTGATTTCGAAAGATTCATGTACAACGATAAGATACAGGCTACTGATACAGTATTTGAAGATGAATATTTAGCAGAAGGCCTTAAACTTAATACAACTAAGCAAGGAACTAAGAAAGTAAACATTTTTGTTGGAAGATTTCAACCATTTACTTTAGGACATGCAAAAGTATTTGAACAATTACATAAGCAAAATGGATTACCTGTTGTAGTATTTATGGTAAGATGTGGTAAGCCTGATCCAGAACGTAGACCGTTTGATGAAGATGTTCAAATGAGAGAGTTCGCTGCAATGAAAAAGCAATATAAGTTTTTACAGGAAGCTAAAATAGTTCCTAATGCATTTCTTGAAGCATTGATTAATAGTTTAAGACCAGCATACGAGCCAGTTCTTTGGGGAACAGGTAGTGATAGGCTTAAGAGTTATACTGATATGATCAAAAAATACGGTAGCGAAGCTAATGTTCTACCAGAATTTACAACATACGAAATTAAAAGAACAGGCAAAAATATT